AATGGACTTTAACGGAACTACACCCTATGATCAGTTGGTGGAAAAGTGGTCACCAATTTTAGATCACAACGAAATGCCATCTATTGATGATGGTTATCGTAAGAAATGTACTGCTGCACTTCTTGAAAATCAGGAAAAAGCATTAGCAGAACAATCACTCAATGAAACTCCCCTGAATGCTGCTGGTGGAGGCCTTAAAGGCGTTAACGGCGAGCAGCGTCCGATGGGTGGTTACGATCCAATTCTTATTAGTCTTGTACGTCGTGCAATGCCTAACTTAATGGCATACGATGTTGCAGGTGTTCAGCCAATGAACGCTCCAACAGGACTCATCTTTGCCCTCAAGGCACAGTTTGGTTCAAACTACAATCAGACTTCAACTGATCGTAACAACGAAGCATTATTCAACGAAGCAGCAAACCACGGTGGTACTTATGGTTTGACCGCTCACGGTGCATCCGGTGGTGCAGCAGATCTTGGTAGCACCTTCTCTAACTGGGACCCTCTCTTGGGTTACACCGCTGCTGATATTGGAATCGGTCGTGGTATGACTAGAAGTGAAGCTGAAGGCCTTGGTGGTCAGCACGCATTCGCACAGATGGCATTCAGCATTGAGCGTACATCTGTTACTGCGAAGACTCGCGCCCTCAAAGCAGAGTACACTACTGAGCTTGCTCAGGACCTCAAAGCAGTCCACGGTCTCGATGCAGAGAGCGAACTTGCTAACATTCTTAGCACTGAGATTCTTGCTGAAATCAACCGTGAAGTTATGCGTACCATCTACGGTGTCGCTAAACTTGGCGCACAGCACGCTGATCTCACTAAGACATATAATTCCAATGGTGGTATCTACGATGTCACTTCTGACTCTGACGGACGTTGGAGTGCAGAGCGTTGGAGAGGACTCATGTTCCAGATCGAACGTGAAGCAAATACTATCGCCAAAGAAACTCGTAGAGGAAAAGGTAACTTCGTAATCTGCGACAGTGATACCGCTTCTGCTCTTGCGATGGGTGGTTTCCTTAACATCTCACCAGCACTTAATGTTGGATTGAATGTTGACGATACAGGTAACACTTTCGCCGGTGTTCTTAACGGTAAGTATAAGGTTTACATTGATCCTTATGTTCCAACTACTGGTGGTTTCATCGGTGGTAGCCCAACTCTTGGTGCAGAGGGAGCGCCCGGTTCTGTTGGACACAACTTCGCTTGTGTTGGATACAGAGGAACTAATCCTTATGATGCTGGACTCTTCTACTGCCCATACGTTCCACTCCAGATGGTTCGTGCGGTTGGTGAGAATACCTTCCAGCCCAAGATTGGATTCAAGACTCGCTACGGCTTAGTCAGCAATCCATTCGTGACTACGACTGGTGCCCTTAACGGTACTCCAGATGGTGAAACTCTTACTCTGAGAGTTAACCAGTATTACAGAATCTTCCGTATCATCAACCTTCATGGACAGGGACAGTGATAACTGATTCGTAGTTCGGAAATCGTTACTCCGATATGGGGGGAGTCCTTTGGGACTCCCCCTTTTCTTTTATATAAATAGTATGGAGGACGAATTATGGAACCAACGCCTGGAACAACATATGCTCAGGAACAAGTAGCAATAGATGTTCAGTATCAAGCAGCAAGTCTAAAGCAGCCTGATACTGACAATTACTTGATGAATAATTCTTTTAAGTTTTCCCTAGAGAGAATTCCTCATGTAAGTTACTTCTGTCAGAGAGCAAACATACCTAATTTTGCATTCAATATCATAGAGCAACCAACGCCATTTGGTGTTAAGGTTTATAAATCTGGAACATCATATGACTATAGTGAATTAGAAATTGCTTTTATAGTTGATGAGAAAATGAAAAACTGGCTAGAAATATACAACTGGATGAGATCGTTATCTAATGCAGAAAATGATGAGGGGTTTATTCCATTCCATGAACACACATCCACGGCAGAAATAATAGTTTTAAGTAGTGCTTATCAGCCAATTCATGCGGTTACTTTTAAAGATGTTTTCCCTACAAATTTAAGCGGAATAGATTTTGACTCTACAACTGCCGAAACAGAACCAGTAATTGCAACTGCAACATTCAGATATACATCTTACTCTATACATGATGTGAAGGTATTTGATTGACTTCGTGATAATTTGTTGGTAAAATAAGCCTAAACTATAGGAGTATTTTATGCGTTTTGATGACATTAAAAAAATGATAGAAGATGATATTGTTATTGATCCAACTGAATTGGACAAAGAGGCTCTTAAAACTCCACAGCTACACGGCAAATATTTAAACATTTTAACAGACGAAAAACTTTCACTATCAAAGTATCGTAGTGACTATAAGAGATTAAAGAGAAATAAATGGCTCTACTATACAGGTAAACTAAGTGAAGAAGAACTCAGAGATTTGAACTGGGAACCTTTTGGACTGTCGATACTCAAAAGCGACATTGATAAATTTTTAGATTCGGATGAAGAATTAATAAAGATTAAAGATAAGATCGTTTTCATAGAGGAAAAAGTTAATTATCTTGAAAGCACTATAAAAATGATTTCAAATCGACAGTGGTTGATACGAGAAGCAATCGATTGGGTAAAGTTCACGCATGGCACATGATACATTAAATATAAAACCTTATGATGATGTTTACATCAAGATAGACTGTGAACGGGGAGTAGCAAAAGAACTCTCTGATTTTTTCACATTTAAGGTTCCTAATTATCAATATACCCCAGCTTATAAAAATAAGGCATGGGATGGACAGATAAGACTATATAACATTTACAAGCAAACAATCTATAAAGGTTTGTTGGATTATGTTGTTCAGTTTGCAGAAGATAGAAATTACAATATAACTTCTTCTTTAAATGACGAGGTAGTTAACTATGAAAGAGATAATATAATTTCATATTTAGACTCTCATTTAAATCTTCCATATACAGCATATGATCATCAAGTAGATGCAATCGAATATGCATTGAATAGCAGCAGAGGGCTACTTCTATCTCCAACTGGTTCCGGTAAATCTCTGATAATATATTCTCTCATGCGATTCTATCTGGACAAGATAAACCGAGATAAGAAAATATTAATCATTGTTCCTACCACTGGATTAGTATCTCAGATGACGAGTGATTTCAAAGAATATTCTAAAAAATCAAAATGGAATGTGAACAAAAATTGTCATGCAATTTTTTCTGGACAAGATAAAAATACAGAAAAGAGAGTGGTAATATCCACATGGCAAAGTATTCATAATATGAGACAAGAATATTTTGATCAATATGAAGCTGTGTTTGGAGATGAGTGTCATTTGTTTAAAGCGAAGTCTCTTACGAAAATTATGACAAAATTAGTTCATTGTCCATATCGTTTTGGCACAACCGGAACCTTGGATGACTCACAGACTCATAAACTAGTCATTGAAGGGCTTTTTGGTAGGGTGTTTAAGGTAACTACTACAAAACAACTGATGGAAGAGAATCTACTATCAGATTTGAAGATTGATTCTATTACTCTCTCATATCCTGATGAACAGGTTCAGCAAATAAAACGTGCTAAATACATAGAGGAAATAAAATGGCTAATAGGAAATGAAAGTAGAAATCAATTCCTCAAAAACTTAGTAAAAAATGTTAAGGGAAATACTCTGCTTCTTTTCAATTATGTCAAGGAACATGGTGTTCCCCTATATGAAGAAATTCAAAAAGAGTGTAAAGATAAACCTGTGTTCATGATTCATGGAGGAACGAGTGTAGATCAAAGAGAAGAGATACGAAAGATTGTTGATAAAGAAGAAAATGCTATTCTTGTTGCATCTTATGGCACATGCTCGACAGGGATCAATATTAAGAACATACATAACATAGTTTTTGCTTCGCCCTCTAGATCTGTCATTCGTGTCCTACAGTCCATAGGACGCGGCCTAAGGACTTCAAAGACTAAAAATTCTGTTAAACTGTACGATATCAGTGACGATTTAAGATACAAAAAATACGTCAACCACACATACAAACACTTGCACGAAAGACTTAAGATATATAATAGAGAGAGATTCAATTTCAAAAGAATCTCAATAGACTTGTAGGAGGTAGTAGATGGCAGACAAATACAGAATCTTAAAGTTGAAAAGTGGGGAAGAATTGATTGCTCGTATCGTAGGTTCTACAAAGGAAAAAATGACTCTTGAAAGACCAATGGTTTTCAAAACTAGTTTTCAGTTGGATGGACTGGGCAGAAAAAGAGAACTGACATTTTTGAGAGATTGGCTGCAAAATACAACAGACATAAGAGTTCAGATACCTAGAGATCATATCGCTACATTTTTACATCCTAGTAGTGAAGTATTGAAGTTATATCATTTGGAAAGAGAAAAAGATGATATCGGTTCATTGAAAGATATTCCACAAGATGAAAGCGTAGACGAAAGTATAACAGACGCAACTTTAAAAAATTTATTTGATGATCTAAAAGAATTAGAGAAACCCTCTATTATGGATATGATCGATGACATCATTAAGAATGGTGGCGGTCCCATGTCACCAGAAAACAAAAATACAAATTCTGATCAAACTCTCAAAGATCTAATTGAAAGTTTAGATGATCATAAAGATGGTTTTGATCCTATGATGGAGGATTACCCCACACAAGAATTTATAGTTATGAATATGATGTTTCCGCCAAAATTGTTGCAAGATCTAATAGACAAAGGTATAATAGATGGTGGTGAGTTAGGAAACATAATGTCTAGTTTTGATGATGAAAATAATTCTAATGAAGGTTGGTCTACTTCACCGCACCCGGAAGGTATAAGTGATGAGTATACAGGTGACCTT